CCTTGAAGCCTAGTTTTATTAATGATGTCTTTACTACAACTCTGATGGATACTTGTTGAAAGAGTTATGAACGCACAAACAGTATTGATAATTGATGTAAATGCATGACCAGTCAATATTCCCTTAGTAATTTCATAAATCAAACCACTTTCGGGTAACACAACACGATTAAATATCATTCCACTCAAACAATAATAAAATACGTTGTCATAAAATGTGCTTATTGGAAAACAGCATCTTAGTAAAGCAAAAGCGAGAACGATTTTATTCTCATCAACATGTGCATCATGACTAGAAAAATCAGTATTACAATTGGTAAAATTTAACTTGTCGTCACCCAGGTCTAACATATTAACAAGCTGTTTAAAATTAGAACGACCATTAATTCTACCACCCCAATTAAAACCTTTATTCATCATTTGTAAAGCTTTATTAAGGGGAGTTACAATAGATTGCCCAATAAGAGTTGGAACATCTTCTTGCCCGCAGGTTACTCGTGTTTTAATCCTTTTCTCACCTTTCAATTTAAAAATATTACGTTTCTCTCTCCCACCAACATGTATCAGACTCTTATCAACCACACGTGTCCCACGCGCCATAGCTAGGACCAAATCATATGCACATTTCTTCGTAAATCCTACAGACCTTCTACGCACTCTACCGAGAAACTTACTGGTATTTACACCAGGGTTAGCTTTTGGATTGACTCCAAGCCCCAATACGAAATCTGCTCTATATAGGTTCAATTTTGGTAAATTAAGTTCGAGGTGTCTCCTTGATTTTAGTCCAGCAAGCATCTCATCTAACGTGAAACCCTGCGAATTCGGTGCGCACATGTCGATTAAGTTAACACATGAGAAGCGCCATGCACCTGGCAAGACAGTACACCGATGTTCCTGACAATACTCCTGGAAACTTTCGTTGTTAGCAGTTAAGATATTTTTAATATAATGATTTTCAGGATAAGTAGGTTTATAACGTAAATTTGGTCTTTTATTTTTAATACAACCAATAATTCGACTAACATTATTGACCGGTAAAGGTAAAGCAGACCAATAAGAGTATGGTTTATTTCGTTCCTTCTTGATTATACGCGAAATATTTTGCCGACTAAGATCAACAGTACGTTGTTCAAATACCAACTTACCATCAATAGCTCTATTCCTATATTTCTTAAATCTCTTAACACGGCCCATAGTCTTAAACCTATCAAAATGTTTGTTAAAGTAAGACTCTTTAAAATTATCAGAATTAGTTAATTCAAGTAAATTACGTGGTTCATTGAGTATGTTATTAATCTTACATTCAGAAATATCAATAAATTTGTCTTTAGTATGTAATTTTCTAACTTCATTGTACCATGTATCATAAAAAATTCTAATTCTCAATTCAAACAAGTCCCAATCATTAACAAAATCCAACTCTTCTACAGTATTTCCTTTAATAGTGAAATTAACTCATTTATATCACCATCGTTAACTATATACTTATAAGCTAATTCCTTCTTAAATTGTTCTAACTCATAACCAAGAGCTTCGTCTAATTTATCACCCGATTTGTCAGAGTGTTTAAGGAATCTGTCAGCAGGTAAACCTTGTACAGGAATCTTATTAATAGCAACTAAAGGATATTGTTTATAAAATTTAACAAGAAAATCCTCTTCATTCTTATTAATTTGCTGAATTTGTTTGTTTACAGAATCCATCAATTGTTTTCGTTTAGAGGCAAATTCTTTACGTTTAGCTTTAATATCTTCAAAAACAACAGAAGTATCATACAACCAACCTTCACGCAACTTATCTTCTTGAATAATCCATG